TGATGATTCAGGAAACGAAGATGTTACTGATAATACTTATTATCTTAATATAAGATATAAAGCTTATCATAATAAAGAACATAGAGATACTACTCCTCTTTCTCCAATGTTAGAGCAAGATATTCAACAAATGTTTTTTGTAGATATTAATAGTACTGAACTTAATAATAAAAATCTTATTGCTTATGCTTATGATTTAGTTAAGCAAGAAGAAGGAATGGAAAATTTAAGTAATGTTTAAAAAATTAAATTATGGCTGTACCAAATACTGGACAATTAAAATTATACGCTGATATTCAAAATGAAATAGGAGGTGCTCAACCAAATACTTCTTTACATGGGATGTCTATTGAAGCTGGATTTTCTACTCCTGATGCTATGTCTGAGTTTTATGGATATGTAGCAGCTGAACCACCATCTGTAACTTCCTCTCCTGCAACTAGTGTTTCTGATACCTCAATGAGAGCTAATGGAAGTTTAACAAACCCTTCAGGAGTAACTACTCAATATGGATTTTATTTTGGAAGAAGTACTAACATGACTTCTAATCCTTTTTATAATGTAGGAAACTCTTCTTCTACAAGTTTTTCTTTTAATAGAGGATTTGGTAGTTTATCAGGTAGTACTACGTATTATTATTGGGCTTATGCTAGTAATGATGGTGGAACCGGAGCTGGAGGTAGAATTACTCAAGCTACTTTAGCTACAATTTCTTATAACTTTACATCAGCACCTTCAGTTGGGTTTTCAGGAGTTGCAAGTTTTGGACTAAATGACCAACAAGACCAAGGTTCATATTATAGATTTCAATACCAACATCCTTATTATGGGTATTCAGGCCTTACAGGGTATACTTCAGAATGGTTTGGGAATGGTTTTTGTTGTGGAGATTTTACATATAGTACTAGTGGTGCCCAAACTATAGCAAGAAGAAATGATGGATCATCTACTAGCCATAGAAAGTATATAAATTGTCAAATTAGAACTAATAGAAGTGCAGTTCCAACCCAAACTTGGATAACAGCAAATGGTGGACCTTATGGAGGAGGTTCAAATACTTATACAGCAGCTTCTTCATGTAACGCACCCTATCAAGGTACTGCTCAAGGAGACTATACAGGTGAAGCTATGGGACACGCTTCAGTATTTGGAACCCAATGTAATCTTTCCTTAGGTGGTTATAATGGATATGTTGATTATAGAAACACATGGCCTTCTTCTGATATAAGACTTAAAACAAATATTACTTATCTATAATAAATGAGTTTAAAAAAAATCGGCCGGTTAAAACCGGCCGAATATAGTTATACTGATCCTTCTAAAGGAGAGACAGAAAGGTTATCAATGGGTATTATGGCCCAAGATATAAATGAAGTTTGGCCATACGAAAAATATTCTATATTACAAAAAGATTTTCAAGGATTTTATGCTGTAGATTATTATCAATTAATAGCTCCTATGGTAAAAGCAATTCAAGAACTTTCTGATAAAGTAGATAAATTACAAAAACAAATAGAAAAAGAAGCATAAATTGCTTCTTTCTTTGTTCTCGTATATATTGTAAATATTTATATCAAATATAATTCGTTATGGCAATAAAACAAACAAAGGTAACAGAGGAAGAGTTAAAAGAACTAGAAAACTTTCAACAAAACATTAATATTATAACTTACCAATTAGGACAGTTAGCGTTAAGAAAGTTGAATTTAGAAAAAGAAGAAGAAGATGTTCGTTTACAATACGAGCAAGTTCTTCTACAAGAAAAAGAATTGGGCGATCGTTTAAAAGAAAAATACGGTACTGCTCAAATCGATTTAAAAACAGGCGATATTATACAATCTGAATAGTATTTTTGAACCTCTTTTACATATTTATCATTGATAAAATAACTAACAAAAATGGCTGAAACTTTATTATCCCCAGGAGTATTAACCCGTGAGAACGACCAATCACTAGTTACTCAAGGTCCTATTGTTGCAGGTTTGGCTATCTTAGGCCCAACTGTAAAAGGTCCCGTTAATGTTCCAACCGTAGTAACTTCATATAGCGACTACAAAAATAAATTTGGTGGTGCATTCGAAAGTGCTAGTATTAAATACGAATACTTAACTTCAATCGCTGTAAACAATTATTTCCAACAAGGTGGTGAAACTGCATTGGTAACTAGAATCGCTTCTGGTTCTTACAAACCTGCTACCGCTGACGTTAGAGCAATTATGCATGCTGATTCTGCTTCATTCACATTAGAAACTATTTCTCAAGGTAAAATTATGAACAACTCAGGTAGTGTATCTACTAGTGGTTCATTAGTAAGTGGATCTAGCGACAACGTACGTTGGGAAGTTGCAGGAATTGATTCAGGAAGTGGTACCTTTAACTTATTAATCCGTAGAGGAGATGATAATTCCAAATCTAAAACTATTTTAGAGACTTGGAATGACTTATCATTAGATCCTAATTCAGGAAACTATATCGAAGCTGTAATTGGAAACCAAGCTAGAAACTTCGATACAGATAGTGATGGTAACAGATTTATCCAAACAACTGGATCTTACGTTAATAACAGCCGTTACGTAAGAGTATCTTCAGTAGGATTACCAACACTAAACTACTTAGATAACGACGGAAACTTTAAACCAGAATATACTTCATCTCTTCCACAAGTAGGAAGTGGATCATTACAAGGTGCCTTTACAAATGGTACTGGTAAAATATATGGTGCTGGTGCTAACGGAAATACAGCTTTAAAAATGTTTGATAAGATTGATGTTTCTTCAATCCAAGGACTAGAAGCTGCTTACTATACAGCATCACTTGCTCTTTTACAAAACACTGACGAATACGATTATGAAATCTTAACTATTCCTGGTGTAACAATCCAAAACGGTTCAGTAGCAGTAAACACAGCTATCGATACTGTAACAGAAAGAGGAGACGCAATTGCTGTAGTAGATACAAGAAATTACGGTTCAACACTTAACCAAACAGTCACTTCAGCTGCTACTGTAGATTCAAGCTACGGTGCTACTTACTGGCCTTGGGTTCAAGTACAATCACTTGAAACAAATAAACTAGTATGGGCTCCTGCTTCAACAGTAATTCCTGGAGTATACGCTACAAATGATAGATTAGGTGCTGAATGGTTCGCTCCCGCTGGATTTAACAGAGGTGGTGTAGGTGGTGTAATCCAAGCTGAAAGAAAATTATCACCAGCTGATAGAGATAAACTATATCTAGCTAAAGTTAACCCATTAGCTACATTCCCAGGAAACGGAACAGTAGCATTTGGTCAGAAAACTTTACAAACTAAAGCAACAGCCTTAGATAGAGTAAACGTACGTAGATTGTTAATCGAATTGAAACGTGTAATCGGAAATGTTGGTAAAACATTACTATTCGAACAAAACACAGCAGCTACTCGTAATAGATTCTTAAACCAAGTAAACCCATATTTAGAATCAGTACAACAACGTCAAGGATTGTATACTTACAGAGTAGTAATGGATGATACAAACAACACAGCTGATGTAATCGATAGAAACCAAATGGTAGGACAGATATTTATTCAACCAACCAAAACAGCTGAATACATCATCTTAGATTTCAATGTAACTCCAACAGGTGTAACATTCTAAAAGTTTAAAAAGGCAATATTTATAATAAACATAAAATAAAATGGCAGTATTAGATCCCAATGAAATAATGTTCACCGCCTTTGAACCCAAAGTGCAAAACAGGTTCATTCTATATGTAGACGGTATTCCCGCTTACTTAATTAAGAATGCTACTGCACCTGGATTCGATGCTGGTGAAATTACCTTAGATCATATCAATGTTTACCGTAAAGTAAAAGGTAAAGTAAGATGGAATGATATGACTTTAGGTTTATATGATCCTGTAACCCCTTCAGGAGCTCAAGCCGTAATGGAATGGGCACGTTTAGCTCACGAATCAGTAACTGGTCGTGACGGATATTCAGATTTCTACAAGAAAGACCTAACATTAGATATATTAGGCCCAGTAGGAGATATCGTATCAGAATGGGTAATCAAAGGAGCTTATGTTAAAACTGCCTCATTCGGTGAATATGACTGGAGCGCTGACGCTGCAATCAGTTTAGATATCACCATTGCAATGGATTATTGCATACTTAACTTCTAATACCCCAACCCTCCATACCTTTGAAAAGTGGTGTTCCTTTTGGAACACCTTTTTCTATTTTATATATTTATATCCACAAATAAGTTATTTTATTACATGGAAGAACAAGTTACAAAATTTAAATTCCCAACCGAAGTTGTGGAATTACCCTCAAAGGGGTTAATTTATCCAAAAGACAACCCGTTATCTTCAGGAAAAGTAGAAATGAAATACATGACTGCTAAAGAAGAAGATATTTTAACTAACCAAAACTATATCTCTAAAGGAGTTGTATTAGATAAATTAATTGAATCACTATTAATCTCTAAAGTTAACATTGACGATATTGTTATTGGAGATAAAAATGCACTATTAATAGCATGCCGTGTTTTAGGTTATGGTAAAGATTATACCTTTAGAGCCTACAACTCAGATACAAAACAAATTGAAGATTTTACAGTTGATCTGACAACATTAGATGATAAAAATCTAGATCCTAAAAATTTAATTGAAGAAGGTGTTAATAATTTTAATTTTGAATTACCTCATTCTAAAACACCAATCACTTTTAAAATATTAACCCACGGAGACGAGAAAAAAATAGAAAGAGAAATTCAAGGCTTACAAAAAATTAATAAAGAAAATGTACCTGAAATATCTACTCGCTTAAAATATACAATTACATCAGTAGATGGTGATACTGAAAAGAAAACAATACGTGAATTTGTAGACAAATACATGCTAGCTAAAGATTCTAGAGCATTAAGAGCAGAAATAGCACGTGTATCACCAGATGTTAATTTAAAATATGTAGGGGAAGGTGCAGAGGAGGGCATCAATATCCCCGTCAATCTTAGCTTTTTTTGGCCTGACGCCTGAGTATAGGCAAAATTTATTTTCTCAAATACATGAAATAGTATTTCATGGACAAGGAGGATACGATTGGGATACTATATACAACATGCCTATTTGGCTTCGAAATTTTACCTTTAAAAAATTAGAAGAATGGTATCAAAAACAAGAAGAAGCTCAAAATAAGCAACAAAACATGCTTAAAAATTCAAAAGAGATAGCAAGACCTAATATAAATCCTGCTAATGTATATAATGCATCAGTGCCTACCAAAAAGTAGGCACTTTCTATATTTATATACGATAAATTCTATAAATGGCCTCACAAGAAGAATTAGATAGATTACAACAAATTCGCGATTTAGAACGTGAATTAGCAGGAATTAGATCAGAAACTTTGAATGAAGTTAGAGATATGTCTAATTTTCTTTCTGATAGTGCTACATCTTTACAATTAGAAAGGGCAGAACGTAATCAAATACGTTCTATAGCTAGACAAATAAACAAAATAGCCCAAGAAAGTTATACTATATCTTTAAATGAATTAGGTACTTCTAATAATTTAGCTAAAATTCAAAAAGATAGAAATTCTTTAGAAAATAAATTATTATCTTTAAATCAATTAAAAAATAAATTATTAGAAGATGGTGGTGAAATACAAAAAGATGTAGCTGAAAATATAGATAAACAAGTTGAATCCACAACAAAACTTCTTGCTGAATTAAAACTTGTTGAAGAAGAATCTTCAGATATTAAAAATAATCTAGGAGTAAAAGGATTTGCTGTTACTGAAGATATAGTAGGAGCAATCCCAGGACTAAGACAATTTAAAGGAACATTTTCAGAGGCGGCAAATGCTGCTAGAGGAATAGCTGCCTCTGGGGGAACTGCAACACAAGCATTTGCTGCTGGGGCTAAATCCATTGCTTCTGCTGCTAAAGCTGCCCTACCATTACTTATCATTCAGCAAGTTGTTAAAGCCTTTTTACAAATAGATGAATCATCAGGTAAAATAGCTAAAAATTTAGGTATTTCCTATAATACTGCTCTAGGTTTAAATAGAGAGTTTACAGGTATTGCTGCTACTAGTGGGAATATATTTGTTACTACAGAAAATTTAAGTGAATCATTTTTAGCAATTAATAATGCTTTAGGTACTAACTCTTCTTTAAGTGAAGACTTACTAGTAACTCAAACCGAATTAGTAAAACAAGCTGGTTATAGTGTAGAAGCTGCTACCCAAATTGCAGCACTTTCTTTAGCTACAGGACAATCTTCTAAAGATATTACTACTGAATTTTTAGGACAAGTTACTTTACTTAATGCTCAAAATAACTTAGCATTAAATGAAAAAACACTTTTAGAAAGTATAGCTAAAACATCTAAAGGTACTTTAGCTACTTTTGCTTCTCAACCTAAAGCATTAGCTCAAGCTGCTTTTGAAGCTAAAAAATTAGGTTTAGAGTTATCTCAAGTAGAAAAAATAGCAGATGGATTATTAGATATAGAATCTTCTTTAACTGCTGAATTTGAAGCTGAAGTAATTTCAGGAAGACAATTAAACTTTGAAAGAGCAAGGTATGCTGCTTTAACTAATGATTTAGCAGAAGTTTCTAAAGAATTATCTGCCCAAGGTATTACCCAAGAAAGCTTTTCAAAAGCAACCCGAATAGAACAAGATGCTATAGCAGCAGCTATGAATATGAGTAGGGATGAAATGGGAGAAATGCTTTTAGAGCAAGAAGCCTTAACTAAACTTAGTGGAATTCAAGGTGCAACTGCACAAGAAAGATTTAATAATTTAGTTAAAGAAGTTGGTTTAGAAGAAGCAAAACGAAGAATTGGTGATGAAACTTTATCTAATCAACTAGCAAGCGTTAATACACAAGAAAAATTTGCCCAAATAGTAAGTAAACTACAAGAAGTGTTTGTTCAAATTGCAACACCTTTAATGCCTTTACTTTCAGGAATTGCTTCAATCCTTAGTGCTTTAGCTCCTTTATTCCCTCTTATTACTACAATAGCAGGTTTTGCTACAGCTAACCCTTATTTAATAGGATTAGGAGCTACAGGTTTAGTAGGACAAGCAATTGGAGATGGTATAGCACCTGCTTCAAAAGGTCCATTTACTATTACAGATAGTTATGGTGGTTTAGCAGTAACATCTAAGGGCGATTCACTAGCCGTATCACCTAATATTAGAAGAGACGATAGAAATAGTGGCACTACAATTGATTACGATAAATTAGCAGACGCAATTGCTAAAGGTGCTGAACGAGGTACTTCACGTGCTACAGTATCAACATATCTAGATGGTGATAGAGTATCTACTCGTTTACAACCGTCACTAGCAGTTAA